CTAAGACGTTCTTGGCTGCGATTGTTCAACCGTCGCTTTTTTGTCGATATCGACAGATATTTTATGCGCGGCGTATAAACAGAATAGAATAATAATAAGATGCCCTAACTTTATCCCTCGCTGACTATTCATAATGGAAAAGAGTACAGCATTGTTGCGTTTTAATATGAAATAACACCATACATTGGCAAATAAGAAAATGAATAATACCGTTAATACAAAAGCGATTTGCATAAGGCTTTTATAGGTCACTTGAGGTTCTCTGTAAAAGAGAATCGCGAACGCCATTAATGATATTGTCAGTAACGCTGTAGAAACCCCGCTGGACCACAGCAGCAGATCGCTGGTCACTTTGCGCAGTGCTGCGCCAAGCTTGCCTCGCAGGGTCTCCATTCCCCAGGTATCGGGTTTCATGGCTTCCATATCTTTCATGAAAAAGGATACCGGGGCAATAATAAATAACACCATCCAGCCGTAATTAAGTTGCGGCATACTTTTATCTAAAAAACTAAGCAGATATTTTGCGACATCAAAATTCGCCGTTTTTCCTGCAATATAAAATGAAATAATGGAGATAACGCACCACATGCCGATTTTATAAAAAACATCGCGGTATAATGATTTTTTTAACCAGCTTTCGAGTCTATTTTCTTCCGCTTTCATCGTTTTCCCGTTATAGCGAGTAGAGCTGTTTCGGCATCGATATTACCAAATCTGCATTGCTTCGCCAGAGTCAGAGGAAAGGCGAAACACAGGCTTCTTATCGGTTCAAACCGATCAGGGCAATGAAAAAAGGCAACAAAAAACCCATTTATGTAAATGGGTTTTCAAAAACAACGACTTGTATAAAAATCAATGAATTAGGTTTGTGATGAGGAGGGGCAACTAAGGGGTAATGCCAACCTCTGCCGCCACTTTGTCGCCATTAAGTAGATTAGGGTATGCTATCAATTTGAAGGCTACTCAGACATTAGCTAAAGTAAGCTGGTCATATCTCACCTTCGATGCAACATCGCAGCATCGAACATTTTTTCAGTGGTGTAAACGCTTATGTTCTTGACTTATTGAAATTTGAGAAGATTATGATACTCCTAAGTAATTATATGTTAAATTATTTACCCACGAGGATTGACAATAATATTTTCTATGAAAATGATTGAGTTTTTATTTTTTTTAAAAACTGATTATTGTTTTAATTTATAAAATAATTCAATTTTTATAATTGAAGAGCGTTACTGGAGAAGTTAAATGATAGGGAATGGGGATTGTGATGACTAGGGCTGAAAAAGTTTTTGTTTATTTGCTTGCTTTCTTTGTTTTATTTTGTTTGAGGAATCCTATGATGGAACTTAGTACATGGGTGTTAACTAAAGGTAATAATATTGCTTGTTCGTATAAAGAATTGATTCAGTTCTTTGTAGCTTTTGGCACTTTGAGTTCTGTTTTTGTAGCATTGTATATTGCTACTAAAAATAATCGCAGAGATACTTTTGAACGTAATTTTTCTTTACTTCTTGAACAACATAATGATCAACTTAAAAGTTTGCTTTCAAGGAAAGATTTTGGTGATAAACTATCATCCATATTAGGACTTGGAAGTGAAAAAGATCTGATTTCATGCAATAAAAGAATGCACCAATTAGACGCGTATTATGGAAGTTATTTTCGTGTACTTTACTACTTGCTTAAGCATATCGATAAAAACTATTATGGTGCTGATTTTCTTGGTAAAAAAAGAAAATTTTACACAAGTATGGTTCGTTCATTCTTAGGTTCTGAAATTACACTCCTTTTAATTATAAATATTTCTCATGGGAATGAGGAGAACCAATATCGTGAGTACAGACGTTTAATTGAAAAATACATGTATTTAGAACATCTCATATTAGACGGGGATACGTTTGCTTCAGGTTGCTCTGAATCAGTTAGGAATGGCCTGATGTTAGAAGATTCTTATAATACAGAAAATTATGTGACTGGGCTAGAGGTGTTGGATGATATATGTAAGGAGTATCCAATATCTTCGTTTGGAAATAACGACTGGAAAAAGCTTGTTCTAAAAGTTAAAGATAAGAATTCGAATGGTGTTCCCTAATCGTTCCAATTATTGTTATGTGGGGTGATAAATATAAATGCTCACCCCTTTATGGGCTTACAGGGCTAAAAATTAATTTTTAAGATTCAATCATTGTGGCGAGTGGATTGAACCTGAGTGCCGTTTCTAAGTGATCTGGAGCGAGATGAGCATAGCGCATGGTCATTTTTATGTCGTGGTGCCCCAGTATTTTTTGCAATGCAAGGATGTTGCCGCCGGACATCATAAAGTGTGCTGCGAACGTATGGCGCAGTACATGAGTTAGCTGCCCACGGGGAAGCACAATCGATGTTTTCTCCATCACCGCCAAAAACTGAAAGTAGCAATCGTTGAAGAACTTGAAGCCGTCCAGCGCAATAATTTCTTCGTACAGCTCTTTGCTGATCGGAATGCTGCGGTTTTTCTTGCCTTTGGTTCTAACGAAGGTGATGCGGTATTTAGTGACCTGCGAACGGGTGAGATTCACCGCTTCGCGCCAGCGTGCGCCGGTACTGAGGCAAATTTTGACAACCAAAGCGAGAAGGGCGCTCTGACGGCTACAGTCGTATAGGAGTTCCGTTATTTGCTCATGCGTCAGCCAGGCCATCTCCTTTTCTGCGATGGTGAACTTACGCATATTCTCCAGCGGGTTCGGCGCGGTCCATTCCCCGAGGCGTGCAAGCTCACTGAAAACACCGCTTAAATAGCTCTGCTCAAGGTTGATGGTTACCGGGCTGGCTCCTTTCTTCCATTTCTCGTTAAAGTAGATTTCGCCGGTGAGACGTTTATCGCGGTAGTGCGCGAACATTTTGGAACTGAGATCGATAGCGAGAGGATTTCCGAGGGCATCGACCATCAGGAGCAGCTTGTCATAAACGTGCTCGCCAGCCGTCAAGGATTTACCGTGCAGTTTGAACCAGAGTTCTACGACGTCTTTAAGTGTCCGGCGATCTACCGATTCTCCAAGCCAGGGCTTAGTCTCTGCCTCATCCATCGTATGGCGTTCAAAAGCCAATGCCTCGCCTTTGGTGGCGAACTGCTTACGTACACGGCGACCGCTGCGCCCTGTGGGGTAGCATTCACAAATCCATTTCCCGTTTTCGAGTTTCCGTACTGTCATAAAAAAGCCCTCATATCTGAGGGCTAAATTTAACTGTGTGTTTGAACAGTGGTCAATGTTTAATGGTCTGCAATCAAACATTTCATTGAAGTAGGAAAACTTTTAAAGCGTTTTTAAATATTCTAACTGGATCTTCCATACCTGCACCTCCTTTTAAAATATGATAATCGCTTATTTCAGCCCATCTGTTTTTTTGTTTTTCATCAGAAGGAAGCAAAGGAGAACCCTCCGGCATATATTTATAAGTTATACCAAATAATTCATAATAGTAAATATCTGTGTTGTATTGGTCTGATTGATATGGGAGTCTATTAACACCGAAGAAATCGATTATTAACTGAGGGTCTACTTTATCTTCTAAATAATCAAGTGCCAGTTCGCGGCTAAATGCATAGAAAATTACCGCGAGTGTTCGATAATTGCAATAGCCGGGTATGAATTTTTTGCTTATCCCATTTTGAGATAAGATTTGGTAAATTTCTAGATATCTTGATAAAGTTTCAACTTCCCGCAGCGACAAGCCTTTTAAGCTAATGAATTTTTGGACTATATTAATGCTGCTCTCTTCAACATCTTTTAGGTTTTCAGACTCGTTACATAGCATTCTCCAATGAGAATTCGAAGCCAGAATATTATCATAATTGTTTTCAGTGAAAGTAACCGGAAGGCTGTAAGTGAATTTTATAAATTTATCAAGGTATCTTTCTGAATTAACAGCAGAGCCATAAATATGATTTATTGATGCTTTCAGTTGTGAAATGTTAGCAACTAACAAGAAATTAAGATTGTCAGTATCAAATACGTGCTTTATGTTCTCTATAATTGAAATGGCAAAGCTAGGTTTACATCGATCTAATTCGTCAATAATAATAGTAACTTTATTATTTCTAGTTAATTCTCCAAGAACTTCCTTGAGCGCAAATAGATGTTTCTTCGCTTCAATATGCTCGTCAAGCAGTGCTTCTACAGTACCATCTATAGCTGAGTTAGCAGCATCTTTAATAGCATCTTCAAATCCATCCGCAATATCATCTGCATTTTGTTTTAAAACCCAACCAGCTCCAGCTTTAAGCACAGTCTTGATCCCAAATCTCAATGCTGGTAATGCCTTTGATATTAACTCCTTCTTTTCACTCTCCGGATATAATGCAACAATTGCAGCCATTATCGTTAATATGGGTGCATCATTATGATCTTCAGTAAATGCATCAACGTATACGACCTTGTGCCCAGAATCGTTACTTTCAATTAATGCCGCTAATTTTTTTGAAAATTCTGTTTTACCGGTTCCCCAGTCGCCATCGATAACAATAGGGGATATTTTTAATGGTGACTCGAGTAAGCTTATTATTTTTTCCGCAATGCTTTTTCTTTTATACTCATCTCTGCTTTCAAAATTCATAGCATCATTCATATGAAGCCACCTTAGTTTTTAGCACATGTTTTCTTTGACTTACTTATAGTTCCATCGTTGCATACGAACTTTCCATCAGATGTGCAATGTGAAACGCCACCTTTCTTACCAGAACATGGATAATTTTTGGCAAAACTTGTAATGGGAAGAATTACAAATAAACAAACAAGTATATTTCGTATGGTGTTAGAAAACATATTTATTTCCTTATAAATTAACTTGCAAAATTCACTATCGCGCTTGTAATTTTTCCGATGATATCAATTTCATCTATTCTGCATTCAAAGGAGCTGTTACTGCCCTCGACATTTATACGATGCCCTGGCAGCCGGGTCAGCTTCCTGATAGCAACTTCGCCATCGATACCAACGATCCACTTACCATCACGTACATCTCCATAATCCTTATCACAGATATACTTTGATGTGCCATCGATCACAACAAAAGGGTTTTTCAGGTTTACAGGCAAAAAGTTGTTATCGAAAACGTAAAAACCATCAGGAAGTAGTTTTCCACTTGATAAAATCTTCTTTTCAATCTCTTTGATGTTTTCTTTTTGTGAACTTTTTAATGTGCCCTGACCAGTAGTTAGCCAGTTAAGCGACGTGCCAGTCTCAAGTGCGCACTGAATTACCCATTCAGCCGGGAAAGAGTCGCGCATGTAGCGCGTTGCAAGGGTACTTTTTGAAATCCCTAAATGGTCACACAAAGCTTGTCTCGTCTTAAAGCCATAGGCTTCAACCATTCGCTCTATAGCACCACGGCCGCCTTTTTCCAGATTCATGATCACCTCAAGTGAACTTTTGTCTTGACGATTTCATGGTGCGATCGTATGTTTATGGTGTTCACAAAATACAAACGATCAGTATTCACCCTGATTAATCATTGCTAAACGAGGAATGTTGCATCATGAGACCTAACATTTCAATCACTCTCATTACCCCCCACGTCACTATCGAAAGATATAGTGAACTCACAGGGTTATCTATCGACACCATCAACGATATGTTGGCGGATGGACGTTTGCTCCGCCATCGTCTTCGCAAGGACAAAAAGCGTGAAAAAGTGATGATCAACATCGCGGCAATGACGGTTGATGCCCTTTCTGATTGCAACGTGACTATCAACTAGTTCCATTCTGAGACTTTGCGGAGTAGCTGACTATGTTTGACTATCGCGTTTCACAACAACCGTATTTCAATGATGCCTGCCGTGCTTTCGCACTGCGCCATAATATGGCGAAGCTGGCGGCGCGTGCCGGAATGAACGTCCAGATGCTGCGTAACAAGCTGAACCCCTCGCAGCCGCACCAACTCACAGCAGCAGATATCTGGTTGCTGACCGATCTCACGGAGGACTCAACACTGGTCGATGGTTTCCTGGCGCAGATCCATTGCCTGCCGTGTGTTCCGGTGAATGAGGTAGCAAAAGAGAAATTGCCGCATTACGTCCTGAGCGCGACCGCTGAAATCGGGCGTGTCGCCGCCGGCGCGGTATCCGGTGAGGTGAAAACCACGGCGGGCCGCCGCGATGTGATCAGCAGCGTTAATGCCGTTACGCGCCTGATGGCACTCACTGCGGTGTCATTACAGGCGCGTTTGCATGTTAACCCTGCGATGGCAAGCGCGGTGGATACCGTCACCGGCCTTGGTGCGTCGTTCGGTTTGCTCTGAGGTGGCTATGTTGAGAAAAGAGCCATCATTCGCATCACTGCTTGTCAGGCAAAGCCCGGCAATGCATTACGGACACGGCTGGATACTTTTACCCGGCGGGAAAAAATGGCATCCATCTATTGAAGTGGTTCCCCGCCAGCAGGCTGTGCGGGGAACAGGAAGGACGAGAGTGCTTAAACCCCTGAACAGTTAACGTGGCAGGCACCCAGCGAACCAGGCGAAAAGTTTTTCCTGAAAGCTGAGGTTAACGTCATCGGTCAGACCACAGGCAATAGCCGCTCTTTTATAGGCCGGATTTAACAAAGAACCGAAAGTTGCGGAATCAGAGTGGTGCAGGGTTTTCAGTTTTTGTGCGATCAGTTGCGGGGTCAATTCATCCCCCTCATAAAGCAATTCACCATACTGACGGCTTTGTACGTTTGCCCGTTCAGAAATAATTGCGGGTTGCCACACAAGTTGAATTGTCGCGATAACGACGACAGGTAAAGCGAATAACCAGCTCAGGCTCATATTCGTAAATACAGCAGTTCCGCTAATAAGCTGGATCGCCGTCATTAATTTATCTGCTCTGCCATGAAACGTTGCTGTCATTGCTTCAAGGTAATAGCAGTAGGTTAAATGAAAATACTCGGAGCTTTGCTTAATCATGCCGGTTCCTATTTTTTATCTTGCCCCGGCTGTGGTTGCGGTGCAGGCGCGGGGCGAGGCAGTACGTGAAAATTGTCAGTGTCTGACATCAGGTTTCTCCTTGAGGGGGTAGATGGTTGTTGGCGCAAATAGTCTACCACCAGGGCACGCGCCGGGCGTGTTGAAAAATCCCGGCATATTTTCAAAAGGATGAACAAGGGGGGAACGATGGCTATTGAAGGCGATGTAGCGACTGTTCCAATAAACATTGGTCAACGTCTCGATGGGCTAAACCATATCGCGGAATTAAGAGCTAAAGTGTTCGGCCTGAATATTGAAGCCGAGCTTGAACGGTTCATAAAAGATATGCGTGATCCGCGAGACGTAAATAAGTTACAGAACGAGCGGGCACTGGCAGCCCTGTTCTTTATGGCAAAAATTCCGGCAGAACGTCACGGCGTCAATATTAGTGATCTGACTACTGACGAAAAGCGGGAACTGATTAAAGCAATGAATCATTTTCGTGCAGTGGTGAGCTTATTTCCAAAACGGCTAACCCTGCCGGATTAAACCAAACCAGAAATAAATGGCGTAAACCCGCCGGGCATTCCTTTGCCTGAATTCAGGAGAAGTTAAATGAAAAATACCCAGACACGTAAAACGCAAACCGGCCCTGACGATGCGGGAGTGAATATCCTGCTCACCGAGGCCCGGCTGGATGAGCGCAAAAACCGGGCATTTGCGGTTTCCATCCGCATGGAAGCCCTGGCGATTCATATTTTGCAGCAGGGAATGAATGGCATCGAAGCAGCGGAATTGCTGCGCCGTGAAGCTGCCCGCTGCGAGGCGGAATCAAGAGGGGACTGGCACTAATGGCAGACTCAATGGATCTCGTACAGCAGCGCGAGGAAGAAGAACGCCAGCGCCACATTCACACTGCCCGGCGCACCACACCGGGTATTTCCCGTTTGTTCTGTATTGAATGCGACGCGCCAATCCCGCCAGCGCGACGCCGCGCCGTTCCGGGCGTGCAGTGCTGCATCACCTGTCAGGAAATCGCTGAGCTGAAAGGGAAGCATTACAGCAGAGGCGCGTTGTGATCATGTGCGGTAATGGACGTTCCCTGTGAAGCCTTTAGCTCCGGTGATGAATAACCCTGGCGGCGCAGATAAAGCCGCCACAGTTTATTCATGGAATGCCCCTAAAAAAGCAGTTAACCCTTATCTGGACCCGGCGGAAGTTGCGCCGGCTTCTGCGCTTTCAAACCTGATCGCTCTTTACGCTACGGATAACGAGCATGAACGGCTGCGCCGCGAGGCGCTGAGTGATGAGGTCTGGCAACGCTATTTTTTCAATGAGAACCGTGATCCGTTTCAGCATGAAATCGAGCAGGATCAGCTACTAAGCCGCGTCACAATGGCGCACGAACAGCAGCGCTACAACCCTGATTTGGCGATTCTGGCTGACGTTCGCGCCATGCCGCCACATATCAGCAAGCCACTGCTGGAGCGGATTAATTACTTCCGCAGCCTGGGCAGAGTGAAAGCCTGGTCCCGCTACCTGCGCGAAACAATTCGTCCGTGCCTCGAGCGGCTGGAGCGCGTGCGCTGCAGTCAGGTATCTGCCTCGTTCCGATTTATGGCGAGCCAGCAAGGGCTGGACGGGCTGCTGGCACTGCCTGAAATGAATCAGGAACACGTTAAGCGCCTTTCCACGCTGGTTGCGGCGCATATGAGCATGTGTCTCGATGCGGCCTGCGGCGAGCTGTTTGTTACCGACGACGTTAAGCCCGAACAGATCCGCAAGTCGTGGGAACGAGTTGCCGCAGAGGCTATGCGCCTGGAGGTGATACCGCCAGCATTTGAGCAGCTACGCCGCAAGAAACGACGCCGTAAGCCAGTGCCTTATGATCTGATCCCCGGCTCGCTGGCGCGGATGCTGTGCGCGGACTGGTGGTATCGTAAGTTGTGGCAGATGCGCTGTGAGTGGCGCGAGGAACAGCTACGCGCCGTTTGCCTGGTCAACAGAAAAGCCTCGCCGTATATCAGCCTCGAGGCCGTGATCCACAAACGCGAGCAACGCCGCAGAGCGCTGGAGTTTTTCCGCTCGCACGAGCTGGTCAATGCCGACGGCGACGCGCTGGAGATGGAAGACGTAGTAAATGCGAGCAGCAGCAATCCAACGCACCGCCGCAATGAAATGATGGCCTGCGTTAAAGGGATGGAGCTGATCGCGGAAACGCGCGGAGACTGTGCGGTGTTTTACACCATCACTTGCCCGTCACGCCTTCACGCAACCCTCAACAACGGCAGGCCAAACCCGAAGTGGAGCACTGCCACGGTTCGCCAGAGCAGCGATTATCTGGTGGCGACATTCGCCGCTTTTCGCAAGGCAATGCATAAGACCGCGCTGCGCTGGTATGGCGTCCGTGTTGCAGAGCCGCACCATGACGGCACCGTGCACTGGCATTTGCTGTGTTTTATGCGCAAAAAAGATCGCCGTTCCATCACCACACTGCTGCGTAAATTTGCCATCCGTGAAGACCGCGAGGAACTGGGGAACGACACCGGGCCGCGCTTTAAGTCAGAGCTTATCAACCCGCGCAAAGGCACGCCGACCAGCTATATCGCCAAATACATCAGCAAGAACATCGACGGGCGCGGGCTGGCTAAAGAAATCAGTAAGGAAACCGGCAAATCACTGCGCGATAGCGCCGAGCATGTCAGTGCCTGGGCGTCGCTGCATCGCGTTCAGCAATTCCGTTTCTTTGGCATTCCAGGGCGGCAGGCATATCGCGAGCTGCGTTTGCTGGCGGGGCAGGTGGCGAGAGTGCAGAGCGACAGCAAAGCGGGCGTGCCGGTGCTGGATAATCCGCGTCTGGATGCGGTGCTGGCTGCCGCCGATGCCGGCTGTTTTGCCACTTACATCATGAAGCAGGGCGGCGTGCTGGTTCCCCGCAAGCATCACCTTATCCGAACAGCCTACGAGCTGAATGATGAACCGGGCGCTTACGGCGATCACGGCATCCGTATTTATGGCGTCTGGTCCCCGATTGTAGAGGGCAGGATCTGCACGCACGCCATGAAATGGAAAGTGGTGCGTAAGGCCGTTGACGTTCAGGAGGCGTCAGCCGACCAGGGCGCTTGCGCCCCTTGGACTCGTGGCAATAACTGTCCCCCTGTTGAAAAAATGAACTATTTCGAGAGTGATCCAGAGGAAACAGGCGAGGCAGATCCACCGCCTGATTTCCACAATATGAGCAAAAAGGAGCTGCGTGAGCTAAACGCGCGGCTGCGGTTGGTGAAACCGAGACGCCGGAAGGGGTACAAGCAGGATATTACCGAGCACCAACGGCTGCAGCTTGAGGCGGAATTGAAGTCCCGAGGATTGGCGGGCAGTGAACCGGAGATTGATTTGCTTCTGCGCGGCGGCAGCATTCCCTCCGGGGCCGGGATGCGTATTTTTTATCGGAACGGCAGGCTGCAGGAAGATGACAAATGGCGACAGTGGTATTGATATTTCGGCGTCAATAATTCATGCGGTTAATGATGTTAACTCGTTGAGTTAGTTGAAGTTAGAAAATGATTTACTTTCGGAAATTGCTGTTATACTGTTTTTATAAACAGTGTATTTATATACAGTTATCTGTATCAAAATTTAAGTTATAGGAGAGTAACATGCAGGATTATTTTTTGGAGTCGGTGAAGCTCCAGCGTATTGATTTTTTTATCAAGCTTGTCGCGATGAGTGAATGCAGCAACGAAGAAAAGGGGCTGGCGATCCAGTGGGTTTCAGAGCTGACCGACGAGCTGATGGCGAAGATCCGCAGCCATGAATACAGCAAATCAATGGAGGCCTCCAGCTAACCGCTGCGGGTTAAATTCGAGAACGTTGCCAGGGGAAAGAATGCTAATTCTGACGCTGGCAAGGTTGAACAACGAGCGCAGCGAGGCGTTAGCAAGTCGTGCATGGCTATGCTGCATGGATTCGCATGATCCCGTGAGGATCGTTTTTACCCCGGCCCGCCAGTTCTGGCGGGCTTTTGCTTATGTCATGCAGGCGCATGAAAACCACTACATAAAGCGGGCAGGCGTGGCGGGGATACGAGCGCGCGCTGAGCACACTATAATTGAATGTTGAATAATATGTTTCTATTAGTAAAATGTGAGAAGAAAACTTCAAAAAAATAGTTGCAGTTATATAAAGGATGAGGATTGATGTCATTCAAAATCAGATATATCATTCCCTGTATGTCAAACATTAATGTAAGTTATCATGCAAAAAGCAAATCTTTGGGATTGGGTTAAGGCTCTATTGTCTGTTGTTATTGTTTTTTTTGTTTCATTGAAATTTTACAACTCTACTTTTACAATGAATTTCGACTTCATTGCCTTGCTCTCAACTGTGCTTGCTTTATTTTCGGTTGGCCTATCAGCTGTTTTTTATTTCAAAGCGACTGAAACAAGCAACAGTTTTTATGATAATACATTTAAGTTCACAAAAGATATCGCAGGGTTACTTATTAGGATTGAAAGTGGTTTTGGTGAGAGGTTAAAGAGTTTAGATGAAAGCTATAATTCAATGAGGAGTATGATGTCTCCTGGGAAGAATGGCGATGTTACTGAAACAAAAGAAAAAATTGAATTAGAAGAAACTGAGCTTAATAAAGTTAAAGCTGAGCGCTCTAAGCTAATTGAGCAACTGCTAGAAAAAGCTAATCTTGAACATGAAGAAAAAGAAAAGATTCAGCATACTTTAAACTCGAAAGAAGAGGAGTTACAGAATCTTCAGTTTGAACTTGCAAGGTTAAATAAAAGATTGTTGACTGCGCAACTAAAAGACCGAGAGCAAGTCACCATGGCTGCAGATATGCCAGGACGCAACGATGCACAGGATAGGGTTGAAATGAATATGATTACTAGGGTGATTCCAGATTTAATGACTGCCATGGGTGTGCCTGACGGAAATTATAAAATAAACTTGCGAGATGTAATTAATTTTTTTAATCGAAAATATTGGAAAGATGGCCGCAGTCCCTTTTCTCAAGATATGGTTGAATTAGGTTATTGCAGTCCAGAGAGTGGTCTTAATTTTAGTGGCGCAAGATATATGCGCAATCTTATCAAATCCAAAATATAATGTATGGTTTTTATGACGGTGATGTAATTAAAATTATCACCGTCATAAATTTATTTGGTGTCGTTGTTAATACGGAAAGATAGCCATCTTTTTAAAATGGCACTTTTAGAGAGGCTATGATTGGTTACCAGTTTTATGCCATGGTAAGGTTTGTAGCCAGATTTTAATGCTTCCTCAGAAAAGTAAATTTTTAAATCTTTAGGATTAAAAGCTATCATTCCTAAATCAAATAAAGTATGTATGTCACTCCTTAATAATAACCCATTGCTAATATGATTGTGGCTGTCATTCCGATATGCATCGATGTGCGCAGCCTCGAGAATATCTACAAGCTCGCAACCAGTGACTGCGCATATGGGATTGGACTTTAACAGCTTATCCCGGAACGTTTTTTGTCCACGCCTTTGTTTGATTTGCCTATATGCAATTTTTCTTTGATCTCCTTCAAGTAAATCAGGCTGATCATTTTCAGCATCCTCTGAATTAAGAGGGAAAACTAATTCCGGTAGATTACCAATCAATTCTTTAGCCCAGTGAAGATTTACTTCTTGTATGGACAATTGGATATTGTAGCGTGGACTTTCTGTTTCTAGATTAAGTAAAGATACGTCTTTAAGTTCTTTGAAAAAGGAACCGTAGTTAGCTATAAATTCTGTTGCAGGTTCTAAAACTATTCTTCGTTCATCAAATTCATGCCCTTTGTCACAACGCCACCTAGGTTTTATTGTTTCTCTCGGGCGAATTTTTTTTGCATTACATTCCATATGGGGGCATTTATATACTATTTTATTTGTGCTGCGAGTTTCTAGCTTTTCTATAATAGATACGCCTAAAATTTTCTCTCTATCTCTGATTATTACAATGTCCCCTTGCTTCACCTTCTTGTGATTAGGTACAGAATCGTTATAACGATAAAAAACTGATGAGTCATCGTGGTAACCATCATTTCCCCAGTATCTAAGATCACCTTTCTCGATTGCTTTGAAGGACCACGCTTGCTGTGCCATGAACTTATCCTAATGCGTAAATTTATAGTTCGTTCTATCGAACAGCAAAGCATATTGATTTACAAGGATTATTATTCCAGTATGTATGACTCAAATCGCAAAACCTCTCCTTCTAACCAGTTGTTTACTTCTGTCATTCTTTTCTGTAGCGGTAGTAATTCATTCCTAACAAACACCATACTGGCCTTCTCTACATCCCCAAACCCCCCAACATTATTCGGCATTATCCCCATCATCTGCGGTGGTACGCGGTGCGCTGCCATCATGTCGTCCCGGCTTACGTTCTTGATGTTCAGAAACTCATCTTTTGCCGCCACCTCTGACAGCGGGATGATCTGAATGCCGTCTTTTTTTCCGTTGGGTGAGTACATGAACAGGTTGCGGAAGTTGCCCGGTCCCTTGGCACTTTTCATTGCCTGGCGGATGTTGTTTACGTCCTCCTGATTCTGCGCTGCATCGGTCATATACATGATAAAACCCGCATGGCTGCCGTTGATGTAGTACTTGCGGCGGAACAGCGTGGCGGACTCGTTAAGCAGCGCAGAAGGAATGGCGGACAGGTACTCCGGCAGGCCGTAAATCTCCTGGTTTAAATCCGGTTCCATCAGGTGAAAGATGCTGCCTTTGGTGAATTCATACGGCTGCGTGGTCATGCCGTACTGCACAAACCAGTAGGTATCCAGATCCAGACCACGGCGGGTATATTTCGCCAGCGATGGCTCCAGTGAAAGGATACCGCCAAGCCGGTTGGTGCGCTTCTCCAGATAGGCGTTACCAAACACCAGATAGTCCTGCACAAAACGGCTGAACGCCTGCTGGCTAAGCAGCGGATGCGGGATAAACGTGCTGGTCAGAATGTTGCGCTTAACGGCAATCGGTGAGCTGTGATGCACGGCGGCACGGTAGGTTCGCGCTAATCCGTCAAAGCTGACCGGCGGCTCATACCAGCGATCCATCGGCACACACTCCACGTAATCCAGCAGTTCGCGGCGGTCCAGCACCGGAATGGGATCGCCAAAGCTGAACGCCTCCGCAGAAAGGGTATTGCCTGGCTGCTCAACCGTATCCGTTGGCGCAATGCTGGTGAGGGCGTCGTGTTCACTCATCAAAAAATCTCCACAATATTGCTGGTATTGGCGGATTCGCCCTGCAGCGGTTCGTTAAACAGCGCGTGCATCGTTGCCCAGGCCAAATCGGCGTGGCTGGCTTCTTCGCTGCGGCTGGCTTCGTAAGTAGGGCGGTTGCCGCTGGCGGTGGTGGCGCGGCGGATAGCCATAAACGACTGCGCAATGTCGGTGTGCCCGGCGTCAAACTCCAGACGGCGGTGGCTGATAATGTCGTAGGCCTTGAGCACCAGGGCGTTTTTGACATTGGGGTTGTAGACAAACTCCCGCACGGCGGGAAAGAACGCTTTGACGTTCTCGTAAACACCGTGACCGACGCCGGTGGAGTCGATGCCGATATAGGTCACGTTGTACTGCTGCGTCAGTTTTTTGATGGCGTCCGCCTGCGCGCGGAAGTCCATGCCGCGCCACTGGTGGCGCTCCAGAATGCGGAATTTACCGCCCGGAACGGCTGGCGGTGCCACCACCACGCACCCGGCACTGTCGCCGTTCTGTGTACCTTTCGCCGGGTCATAACCGATCCAGACTTCGCGCCAGCCAAACGGTCGCAGCGCCAGCGCCTGAAAATCGGACCAGACTTCCCAGCTATCCACCATGCACGCCTGCAGCTCGCTGAGCGGGAACACCGACGCCAGATCGTCAATAAATTCACACATCAGCAGGTTCTGGTATTCATCCGGGCTGTATTCCATGCGCAACTGGTCGATGTCGAACAGGTTACAGCCGCCGCGCACCGCGTCCTCTACGGTGACGATCTGCCGATACTGCCCGTCCGGGCAAAGCAGGCCGGGTGCCAGATTGCCGTGGGTCAGGTCAATATCCACTTTGTCCGCTTTGGCGCGGCCCCGGTTGAACAGCGCGCCAGACCAGAACGGATAAGCGCTGTGAGTCAGGCTGGACGGCGTGGAAAAGTAGGTTTGGCGCCATTTTTTATGAATGGCCATCCCGGAGGCGACTTTACGCAGCTCCTGGAATTTCGGTATCCAGAAATATTCATCAAGATACAGATTGCCGTGGTAGCTCTGCGCCGTGCGGGCATTGGTGCCGAGGAAGTACAGGCACGCGCCATTGCTGAGCGTCATCGGGTCGCCTTTCAGCTCCACCTCAACCTCTTTGGCAAAGTCGATGATGTACTGCTTAAAGACGTGCGCCTGCGCTTTACTGGCTGACAGGAAAATCTGGTTGCGCCCGGTGGTGATGGCGTCAATCAGCGCCTCGCGGGCAAAAAAGAAAGTCGCCCCGATCTGGCGCGATTTAAGCAGATTGCGGATACGGTGGCGGTTGCCTGCGTTGAACCAGTGGCGCTGGTAATCAAACATGGAGCTGTGAAAAACGTCCTGCAGCTTCTCGATCTGCTCATCGGTAAAAACATTCTTTTCCGGCTGCCGGCGCGGGCCTTTGTTACGGTTGGCAACGTTCGGGTTTAAATCCGCTTCGTTCCCGCCATCATTGAATTTGCCGATCCGGGCATGACGTTCCGACTGGCGCGCCAGCAGGTCAATCTCTTTGAAGTCTTTCCCCTCTTTCTGCTCCTTCATGATGAGCTGGCAGTAACGCGCGGCGGTGGTGAGCTGCATCTGATCCAGCGGCCCAAAACTGCCCCACTTGTCGCGTTTCTTCCAGCTATGAACGGTTGCAACTTTCTCACCCAGCATTTCAGCAATGCGGGCGACGCGGTATCCCTGAAAATAGAGCAGCATGGCCTGCCGGCGGGGATCGAGGTCTGCGGGTGTCAGTGTGGTGTTCATGGCACAAGGTTACGGCCTTGAGTCAAGGCTTTCCCCGGCTTCGTTTTGTATAGCGGAGGGTACAAGCGCCGCGCGTTGTTTCACTCCACCATCACCGCAACCATAAGGCTCCAGTAAGTTTTTTAACGGAGCACGGTTCATGACAGTGAAAGCAAAGCGTTTCCGTATCGGGGTGGAAGGTGCCACCACCGACGGGCGCGAAATCCAGCGCGAATGGCTGGAACAGATGGCTGCCAGCTATAACCCGACTTTCTATACCGCGCTGATTAACCTCGAGCATATCAAGTCCTACTCCCCGGACAGCGCCTTTAACCGCTACGGCAAAGTAACGGCGCTGGTTGCCGAAGAGATCCAGGACGCTCCGCTGGCGGGCAAGATGGCGCTTTATGCCGATGTTGAGCCGACGGACTCCTTAGTGGCGCTGGTGAAGAAAGGTCAGAAGCTTTTCACCTCCATGGAGGTTAGCCCGAAATTTGCCGACACCGGCAAAGCCTACCTTGTTGGCCTGGCTGCCACTGACGATCCGGCGAGCCTCGGCACTGAAATGCTGGCATTCAGCGCCAGCGCCACGCATAACCCGCTGGCAAACCGCAAACAGAACCCGGAAAACCTGTTCACCGCCGCAGAAGAAACGGTGATTGAGCTGGAATTTCAGGACGACAAACCCTCGCTCTTTGCCCGTGTCACCGCGCTGTTCACCAAAAAAGAGCAGACCGATGACGCGCGTTTCTCTGATGTGCATAAAGCCGTTGAGCTGGTCGCTACCGAGCAGCAGAACCTGAGCGAACGCACGGACAAATCCCTGTCCGACCAGGATAAGCGCCTTTCCACGCTGGAGTCCTCCCTGCAGGAACAACAGACCGCCTTTGCCGAGCTTGAGCAGAAGCTGAGCCAGGAAGACAGCCGCAAAGATTACCGCCAGCGCGCGCCGGGCGGTGACGCACCGGCAGGCACACTGACCAATTGCTGATGGAGCATAAAACCCGATGAAAAAGAAAACCCGCTTTGCCTTCAATGCCTATCTGCAGCAACTGGCGCGCCTGAACGGTGTGGAGGTAAAAGAACTCTCCAGCAAGTTTACCGTGGAGCCATCCGTGCAGCAGACGCTGGAAGACCAGATCCAGCAATCCGCTGCATTCCTGACGCTGATTAACATCACGCCGGTTGCGGAGCAGTCCGGTCAGTTGCTGGGGCTGGGCGTAGGCAGCACCATTGCCGGAACCACCGACACCACCACCAAAGAGCGTGAGCCGACCGATCCGACGTTGATGGAGGACGCGGAATATAAATGCGAGCAGACCAACTTTGATACGGTGCTGACCTACGCCAAGCTGGATCTGTGGGCCAAGTTCCAGGACTTTCAGGTGCGTATCCGCGACGCCATCGTTAAGCGTCAGGCGCTGGACCGCATCATGATCGGCTTCAACGGCGAGAAGCGCGCCAAAACCTCCAGCCGTGCTGATAACCCACTGCTGCAGGACGTGAACAAGGGCTGGCTGCAGAAAATCCGCGAAGACGCGCCCGATCACGTGATGGGCAGCGCAACCAAAGACGGCGTAACCACTAAAGGCGCTGTGAAGGTAGGCAAGGGAGGTGACTACGCTAACCTGGACGCCGTGGTGATGGATGCCGTCAACGAGCTTATCGACGCCGTGTATCAGGATGATGACGATCTGGTTGTTATCTGCGGGCGCGAGCTGCTGTCCGACAAATATTTCCCGCTGGTCAACAAAGAGCAGGAAAACAGCGAGAAGCTGGCAGCCGATCTGATCATCAGCCAGAAACGTATGGGCGGCCTGCAGGCCGTGCGTGCGCCTTACTTCCCGGCGAATGCCCTGCTGATCACCCGTCTGGATAACCTCTCCATCTACTGGCAGGAAGACACCCGCCGCCGCTCTGTTATCGACAACCCGAAACGCGACCGGATTGAAAACTTTGAATCCGTTAACGAGGCGTATGTGGTTGAGGATTACCGCTGCGCGGCGCTGGTTGAAAACATCGAAATCAGTGATTTCAGCGCGTCTTTGGCCTCGTCAGAAACCCCTGAAACCGAAACCGGAGAGTAACGCATGAGCCTGAGTCCGGCACGGCAGCACCGCCTGCGCATTCAGGCCGAGCAGGCCGCCCGTGAGGGCGGCAGCGTTCGCCACACAACGGGCTATGACCTGATGCTGCTGCAACTGGCAGAGGACCGCCGCCGTCTCAAGGGCATCCAGTCCACGGTGAAAAAGGCGGAAATCAAGGTGGAACTGCTACCGAAATATGCCGCCTGGGCTGATGGCGTGCTGGCTGCCGACGGCGCGCAGCAGGACGACGTGCTGATGTACGTGATGCTGTGGCGTATCGATGCCGGCGATTATGCCGGTGCGCTGGAAATCGGGCGCCATGCGCTGCGCCATGGCTGGGTGATGCCGCTGGGCAATCGCAACGTGCAAACCGTTCTGGCAGAAGAAATGGCAGACGCGGCGCAAAGCGCGCTGCTTGCCGCCACCGCTTTTGATGCCGGTCTGCTCCTGCTGGCGCTGGATCTGACAACGGATTTCGATATGCCGGACCAGTCGCGGGCGCGCCTGCATAAAGCCATCGGACTGGTACTGAGTGAAAGCAACCCGGCATCGGCTCTGAATCACATCACCCATGCGCTGCAGCTTGATCCTCGCTGCGGTGTGAAAAAAGAAAAACAGCAACTGGAGCGCAGACTGCGCAACGACCGCTAAAGAACGTGCCCCGCGCACGGGCGGCACGGGGTGGCGAAAGGCATTGCCACATCAAAACCCCGTCCACCGCCCACTTATTCAGGAGAAACCCGCATGAAGTTTGTTGCCCCCGAACAGGCACCGGAGCAGGCGGAGGTCATCAAAAATACGCCGTTCTGGCCTGATGTGGATCTGTCGGAGTTTCGCAGTGTGATGCGCACTGACGGCACGGTGACGCAGCCACGTTTAAAGCAGGTGGTGCTTACGGCAATTTCAGAGGTTAACGCTGAGCTTTACGACTTTCGCCACCGCCAGCAAATGCTGGGTTATCGGGCGCTGGCTGAGGTTCCGACGGAAATCCTCGACGGCAAAAACGAGCGAATCCGGTACTACCACAACGCCGTTTATTGCTGGGCGCGCGCCGTGCTCAATGAGCGCTACCAGGATTACGACGCCACGGCGTCCGGTGTTAAGCGCGGGGAGGAACTGGCAGAGGCCAGCGGTGATCTGTGGCGTGATGCCCGCTGGGCAATCAGCCGGGTGCAGGATGCCGCGCATTGCACGGTGGAGCTTATCTGATGAAAGTGCGTGCGCACCAATATGACACGGTGGATGCGCTCTGCTGGCGGCATTACGGGCGCACGCAGGGCGTTACGGAGCAGGTGCTGCAGGCCAATCCGGGGCTGGCAGAGTATGGCCCACTTTTACCGCACGGGCTGCAGGTGGATCTGCCGGACATTACGGCAGCCACCACGATGCAGACCGTCCAGCTATGGGACTGAATGATGACGCTTGAAAGAATAAGTGCCTTTACCACGTACTGCATCGCCGTGGTGCTCGCGTGGCTGGGCGAGTTGTCGCTCAAAGATGCCTCTACGGTCGGCGGCGTGCTGATTGGTGTGCTGATGCTGGCGATCAACTGGTACTACAAGCACAAGACATACCTGCTGCTGCGCGCGGGGCAAATCACGCGGGAGGACTATGAATCCTTCAATCGCTAAGCGCTGCCTTATCGGCGCGGTGCTGGCTATCGCTGCTACATTGCCCGGTTTTCAGCAACTCCACACCTCCGTCGAAGGACTGAAACTGATTGCCGATTACGAAGGATGCCGGCTGCAGCCTTATCAGTGCAGCGCGGGGGTATGGACCGACGGAATTGGCAACACGTCCGGCGTGGTGCCCGGTAAAACCATCACGGAACGGCAGGCGGCGCAGGGGCTGATCACCAACGTGCTGCGCGTGGAGCGACGGCTTGAAAAGTGTGTAGCGCAGCCGGCGCCGCAAAAGGTCTATGACGCGGTGGTGTCATTCACTTTCAACGTCGGCACCGGCAACGCCTGCAGCTCCACGTTGGTTAAATTGCTGAACCAAAAGCGCTGGGCGGATGCGTGCCGCCAGCTACCGCGCTGGGTGTACGTCAACGGGGTGTTTAATCAGGGGCTGGAAAACCGCCGTAAGCGGGAAATGGCCTGGTGTCTGCAGGGTGTCAGCTCGTGACGCGCACGCTGGTGATGGTATTGGTGCTGCTGGCGGCGCTGGGCTGGCAGTCGTGGCGGCTCAACAACGCCAGCCACACCATCGAGACGCAGGGCGCGACGCTGGCAAGCCAGGCGCAGGAGCTGGCAAAGAAAAACAGCCAGCTGATCGGCCTGTCCATCCTGACCGAAACCAACAGCCGGGAGCAGACGCGGCTTTATGCAGCAGCGGAACAAACCACCGCGCTGCTGCGAAGTCGCCAGCACCGGATCGAGGAGTTGAAACGTGAGAACGAGGATTTGCGCCGCTGGGCTGACACTCCTTTGCCTGCTGATATTATCCGGCTGCGCGAACGTCCGGCCCTTGCCGGAGGTGCAGCTTACCGTGAGTGGTTGTCCGGGAGTGACGCAGTGCCGGCTGGAAAGATCAGCGCCGCGCAATAACGGCGATTTGAATGCGCTACTGGATGAAACAGAGGCCGCCTGGGCGCGCTGTGCCGACAAAGTGGACACGATAATTGCGTGTCAGGAGCGAAACAGTGAACAAGCCGCAGTCTTTACGCCACGCCCTGAATAAAGCAGTGCCTTACGTCCAGGACAACCCGGACAAGCTGCATCTTTTCGTGGATAACGGATCACTGGTAACAACCGGTGCCAGCTCCATGTCATGGGAATACCGCTATACCCTGAATGTGGTGATCGAAGATTTCAGCGGTGACCAGAATCTGCTGATGGCTCCGGTGCTGCTGTGGCTTCGTGCCAACCAGCCGGACGCCATTAATAACCCGGAGCTGCGCGAAAAACTGTTCACCTTTGAAGTGGATATACTGCGCAACGATATCTGCGATATCAGCCTTAACCTGCAGCTTACCGAGCGCGTGCTGGTCAGTGCCGACGGCGCGATCTCAACGGTTGAGGCGGAGCAGGAACCCGACGAGGCAGAAGAAATGTGGACGGTGAAACGTGGATAATCTGCACAAAGTGGATGACTGGCTAACGGCGCTACTGGCGAATCTGGAACCGGCAGCGCGTAAACGCATGATGCGCGAACTGGCGCAGGAATTACGCCGCAACCAGCAGAACAATATTCGGCTGCAGCGCAACCCGGACGGAACCGCTTACGAACCGCGGCGGGTAACTGCCAGAACCAAAAAGGGGCGCATCAAGCGCCAGATGTTCGCCAAACTCCGCACTGCCAAATACCTGAAAACTGCAGCCAGCGAGGACTCAGCCAGCGTGCAGTTTGCAGGACAGGTGCAACGCATTGCGCGGGTGCATCATTACGGCCTCAGTGATCGCGTTAGCCGTAACGGACCCGAGATCCGCTACCCACAGCGACGCCTGCTGGGTGTGAATGATGAGGTGGAAACCGTCACCCGCGACACCTTGCTGCGCTGGCTAGCTAGTTTTTAATTTACGTTAAATATTGGTAACTTTTTTCTATTTCTGATTTATTAAAAGCAGCGATTTTTTTATTTATATACAAATCAATAAACATAGCCTGTCCCATCATAAAGAAAAATGACAGGGATAAATAAACAATAGGTATTAAGATCATTAGACCTAGTGAGTTTTTATTAGCTACTTTGGATAGCTCGTCTTTTTTCTTGGGGTCTAGCATATATCCGCAAATGAATTCTTTGGTTTCAGGTTTTATTGATGTGATTTTATCTAATGCGCTTTTATTGATGCAAGTATCTGGCGAGATACTCCAGGTTGGAGCGTTTGGCTGATTCCTTGCTTCTTCCTGCTTTATCCAAAATGAGTCTTTAGTTTCTTTATGAGTGTAATCAATCCATTGTATAGGGCCACGAATAACGATATCGGTAAAATGATAAAAACCAATTAGGGATGTGAATATTATGGAGAAGCCAAAGCTAGCGAGAAATACTTTATTAAATTTGTTGTGTGGTTTGGTGCTTAACTTGTATCTGCAAAAGCTAAGCCTGATTAAGGGTTTTGCAATTCCTATATTAGATACCAAAAAATCTTCTTCTGAGTGAATTTTATTCAACCATGACCAAAATGAGGATACGCCACCTGCCAGCCATTTAAATATTAGGCCTCCAATCGCGGTGGCTAAGAAAGCGTTTATTTTATCAAATTCCATCTGGCATTCCTCTTTTTTAACTATCAGTGAGTATATGTATCAGAGACCAGACAATGAAGCACCGTTCTTTAAATATGAAATCACGGGCAATCTGACACCATGAACGCACAACTTACCGAAATCATGCGCCTTATCACCAATCTGATCCGCACCGGCATTGTGACCCAAGTGGACAGGGAAAACTGGCTGTGCCGGGTGAAAGTCGGCGAACTCGAAACCAACTGGATTAACTGGCTGACGCTGCGTGCCGGCGGTGCGCGTACATGGTGGTGTCCGTCGCCGGATGAGCAGGTGGTGGTGCTAAGCATGGGCGGCAATCTGGAAACCGCTTTTGCGCTGCCCGCGATTTATTCCAATCAATTTGCACCGCCGTCGGATTCCCTGGACGGCTGCGTGACGGAGTACCCGGACGGAGGCTGGTTTGAATACGAACCCGCCACCGGGCGCTGGTTCGTCAAAGGCATTAAATCCATGGTGATTGAGGCGGCAGACAATATCACCCTGAAAACCGGCGAGTTCGCGGTGGAAGCCAATACCACGCGCATTAACAGCGAGGTGGTGATCAATGGCGGCGTCACCCAGGGTGGCGGTGCCATGAGTTCCAACGGGATCGTCGTGGATAATCACGCCCACATAAAAGTGAAAGCGGGCGGTGATACCTCGGGAGGCCCGGTATGACACTCTATATTGGCATGAGCCGGAATGACGGGCAGACGATGACTGACACAGAGCATCTGCGCCAGTCGGTGCGCGATATTCTGCTGACGCCGCAGGGTAGCCGGCTTGCCCGCCGGGAATACGGTTCCTTGCTCTCCGCGCTGATTGACCAGCCGCAGAACCCGGCACTGCGCCTGCAGATCATGTCTGCAGTCTATGTGGCGCTGACCCGCTGGGAGCCACGGCTTACGCTGGATACCATCACTATCAATAGCAGCTTTGACGGCGCCATGCTGGTAGAGCTTACCGGTCAGCGTAATAGTGGCGCGCCTGTTTCCTTTTCCGTATCCACAGGAGCAGACAATGCCGGTTATTGACCTTTCCCAACTCCCCGCACCGCAGATTGTGGACGTACCGGATTTTGAGACGCTGCTGGCTGAACGTAAGGCGACATTCATTGCGCTTTATCCTGCAGAAGAACAGGCCGCCGTTCGGCGCACCCTGGCCCTTGAATCAGAACCCGTCACCAAGCTGCTGCAGGAAAGCACCTACCGCGAAATCCTGTTGCGCCAGCGTATCAACGAAGCCGCGCAAGCTGTCATGGTGGCGTATGCCATCGGCGGCGATCTTGAGCAACTGGCTGGCAACTACAACGTCAAACGCCTGACGGTAACACCGGCTGACAACAACGCCGTGCCGCCGGTTGCAGCGGTGATGGAAAGCGACGAGGCGCTGCGCTTGCGTGTTCCCGCTGCGTTTGAGGGGCTGTCCGTGGCTGGCCCGACGGCAGCCTATGAATTTCATGCTAAAAGCGCGGACGGGCGCGTGGCGGATGCCAGCGCAACCAGCCCGGCGCCGGCTGAGGTGGTGCTTACGGTTCTAAGCCGCGAGGGGGATGGCGCGGCAGAAACTGACCTGCTGGCGGTGGTTGAGCAGGCGCTTAACAGCGAAAATGTGCGCCCGGTTGCAGACCGTCTGACGGTACGCAGTGCCGAAATTATCCCCTACCGCGTGGATGCGACGATCTTTCTTTATCCGGGGCCGGAAGCTGAGCCAGTAATGGCAGCGGCAAAATCCAGCCTGCAGAAGTATATCGCCAGCCAGACACGGCTGGGACGTGATATCCGCCGCAGCGCTATTTATGCCGCGCTGCATGTTGAAGGTGTGCAACGTGTGGAGCTAGCGTTGCCGCTGAGTGATGTGGTGCTGGACAAGACGCAGGCGGCATCCTGCACGGAATGGCGCGTTACCAACGGGGGCACGGATGAATAGCCTGCTGCCGCCCGGTTCATCACCGCTTGAGCGCCGACTGGCGCAGAGCTGCAGCGCAATTACCGATTTGCAGGTGCCGCTGCGTGATTTGTGGAACCCGGCAACGTGTCCGGTCAGCTTTCTGCCGTATCTGGCGTGGGCATTCTCCGTTGACCGCTGGGACGAAAGCTGGACGGAGAGCGTCAGGCGCCGGGTGGTGCAGGATGCTTTCTATATCCATCAGCACAAAGGGACAACCAGCGCCGTGCGGCGCGTGGTGGAGCCGTTCGGTTTCCTGATCCGCATCATTGAGTGGTGGCAGATCGGCGAGACGCCGGGGACGTTTCGCCTGGACATTGGCGTGCAGGACCAGGGCATTACTGAAGAAACCTATTTCGAGCTGGAACGCCTGATCAGCGACGCCAAACCCTGCAGCCGTCACCTTGTCGGCATGTCCATCAACCTGCAGACCAGCGGGCCGTATTTTACGGGCGCAGCCAACTATAGCGGCGAAGAGATCACCATCTATCCGTACATCAATGAAACCATTATTTCCGGCGGCACTGCTTACGAGGGCGGCGCGGTCCATGCTACTGACACAATGAGAGTGCATCCATGAGCCAAAAATTCTATACCCTGCTGACGGAGATCGGCGCGGCAAAACTGGCAAGCGCCGCCGCGCTTGGTGTGCCACTAAAAATTACCCAAATGGCTGTGGGGGACGGTGGTGGCGCGCTGCCAACGCCCAGTGCCCAACAAACCACGTTGATTGGCGAAATGCGCCGGGCTGCGCTGAACATGCTGTATATCGATCCGCAGAACAGCAGCCAGATTATTGCAGAGCAGGTGATTCCTGAAACCGAAGGCGGTTGGTGGATTCGTGAGGTCGGCTTGTTCGATGACACCGGCGCGCTGATCGCCGTAGGTAACTGCCCGGAGAGTTACAAGCCGCAACTGGCTGAGGGCAGCGGGCGCACGCAGACCGTGCGGATGATACTGATTACCAGCAGTACGGATAACATCACGCTGAAGATTGACCCCTCCGTGGTTCTGGCAACCCGTCAGTATGTGGATGACAAGGTGCTCGAGCTTAAGGTGTATGTAGATGACCAGATGGCAAAACATCTTGCTGCTGCTGATCCTCATCCACAGTATGCGCCCAAAGAAAGCCCGACATTCACCGGCACGCCAAAAGCGCCGACGGCGGCGGCAGGAAACAGCACCACGCAAATTGCCAGCACCGCTTTTGTACAGGCTGCGATTGCAGCGCTGGTTGGCTCCTCGCCTGGGGCGCTGGACACGCTCAATGAACTGGCATCCGCGCTCAGTAACGATCCTGACTTTGCCACCACCATGACAAATGCCCTGGCGGGTAAACAGCCACTGGACGACACACTCACAGCCCTGAGCGGTAAAGGTGTTCCTGCTTTACTGAAATATCTTGGTTTGGCAGAAGCGAAATTTGTTACCAGCCGGGGCAGGAATGCAAATGGTGGCTGGGTTGTATGGTCAGATGGTGCCATTGAGTTATACGGAATGAGTGGTGTCCACGACAGAGGCAAAGCGACGATCACTTACCCAATCGCACTGCCTGAACTTTCGCGATACATCAGTATCGCTGAACGTATCTCGGGTGACAGGACTGATAACATGCTTCATGTTTCCATGATTATTGATAGTGAAGTCACTGCCTCCGGTTTTACCGCTCGTTGCCAGCAATATGATGGCACAACGTCGTCAAACTCATTCTCATGGAGGGTAATGTATGCGCCTGTTTAATCCGGTAACAATGACAGAGGTTTTACCTGGCTTTCATGATGTGACTGGTGCCGTGGAATTACCGGACGATAACTGGTTTTTCACAATGGTTGAGATCCCCGAAGGGAAACAATTGTCGGTCGACAAAAATGGCAGACCGGTACTGGTGGATGTTTCAGCCGAACGCAAGTGATTGAAGCCCCCGCCTCTGCGGGGATTTTTTTACCCCGCCCATTGTGCCATTCCTTAAACAAAGCCCGCCGCGTGCGCCGCGCGTATATCAACCAGAACATAGGCGCATCCCAGTAAACCAGAGAGACTGCCTTATGGCTCAGGATTACCATCACGGGGTGCGCGTTGTTGAAATCAACGAAGGCACCCGACCCATTACCACGGTGAGCACTGCCATCGTGGGCATGGTCTGCACCGGCGATGATGCCGATGCGTCTGTGTTTCCCCTCAATAAGCCGGTACTGCTTACCGATGTGCTGACCGCCAGCGGTAAAGCGGGTGAGTCCGGCACGCTGGCCCGTTCGCTCGATGCGATTGCTGACCAGGCTAAACCCGTCACCGTCGTTGTGCGCGTAGCGCAGGGTGAAAGCGAAGCGGAAACCACCTCCAACATTATCGGCGGCGTAACGGCTGACGGTAAAAAAACGGGTATGAAAGCGCTGCTGTCGGCGCAGTCGCAGTTTGGCGTCAAGCCGCGCATTCTCGGCGTGCCGGGGCACGATACGCAGGCGGTTGCCACGGAGCTGCTGAGCGTGGCGCAGAGCTTGCGCGGGTTTGCCTACCTCTCCGCCTACGGCTGCAAAACTGTGGAGGAAGCCATTGCCTACCGCGCTAATTTCAGCCAGCGCGAGGGGATGCTGATCTGGCCTGATTTCATCAATTTTGACACCGTGCTGAATGCAGATGCGACGGCTTACGCCACTGCCCGTGCGCTCGGTCTGCGCGCCAAAATCGACGAGCAGACCGGCTGGCACAAAACCCTGTCCAACGTAGGCGTGAACGGCGTTACCGGCATTTCCGCCGATGTGTTCTGGGATCTGCAGGACCCGGCAACCGACGCCGGGCTGCTTAACCAGAATGACGTGACCACGCTTATTCGCAAAGACGGCTTCCGCTTCTGGGGTTCCCGCTGCCTCAGTGATGATCCGCTGTTTGCTTTTGAGAACTACACCCGCACGGCGCAGGTACTGGCTGACACCATCGCAGAAGCGCACATGTGGGCGGTGGATGGCGTGCTTAACCCGTCGCTGGCCCGCGACATTATCGAAGGTATCCGCGCCAAACTGCGCAGCCTGAAATCGCAGGGCTACATCATCGGCGCAGACTGCTGGCTGGATGAGTCGGTGAACGATAAAGACTCCCTGAAAGCCGGCAAGCTCACTATCGACTACGACTACACGCCGGTGCCGCCGCTTGAAAACCTGATGCTGCGCCAGCGCATCACCGATCAGTACCTGCTGGAATTCTCCAGCCAGGCCAGCGCGTAAGGGGACACCATGGCTTTACCACGCAAGTTAAAACACCTGAACCTGTTCAATGACGGGAACAACTGGCAGGGCATCGTCGAGTCCCTGACGCTGCCGAAATTCACTCGCAAGTTTGAAAAGTATCGCGGCGGCGGCATGTCGGGCGCGGTTGATGTGGATATGGGGCTGGATGACGGCGCGCTGGACACGGAGTTTTCCATTGGCGGAATGGAGTCGCTGATCTTCAAACAACTGGGTAAACCGACCGCTGACGCTGTGCAACTACGTTTCACCGCCTCCATTCAACGTGATGACACTGGCGAAGTGCAGGCCGTAGAACTGGTCACGCGCGGACGCCCCAAAGAGGTGGATTCCGGCGAACTGAAAACAGGGGAGAGCAACGCCAGCAAAGTCAGCTTCACCAACAGCTACGCCAAACTGACCATCAATGGTGAGGTGCTGTACGAAGTTGACCTGATCAACATGATTGAAATGGTGAACGGTGTGGATTTGCTGGAAGCACACCGCAACGCCCTGGGCCTCTGATAACGCTTAACGGCGCGGGCTTCCGCGCACTGTTTCCGATTTAAGGACATAACCATGAGTGACAAAGCAAACGAAAAAACGGTGGTGCTGGATACCCCCATTCAGCGCGGAAAAAATCAGATCACAGAGGTGGTGCTGCGCAAACCGCAATCCGGCGCGCTGCGGGGCACCCGCTTGCAGGCCATCATGGATATGGATGTGAGCGCCATGATGACGGTGATCCCGCGAATCTCCACGCCCACACTCACCCCGCAGGAAATGGCAGAACTGGATCCGGCGGACCTCACCGCAATGTCCGTGGAGGTGGTCACTTTTTTGTTGAAGAAATCGGTGCTTGCCGATTTGCCGACAGTCTGACCGTTGATGACCTGGTGGCAGACATCGCCACCATTTTCCACTGGTCGCCGTCCGTCACTGACGCTATGCCGCTGGCTGAGGTGCTGGAGTGGCGGCATAAAGCGATCCTGAGAAGCGGGGCCAGCGATGAGTGACAACAACCTGCGTCTGCAGGTGGTGCTTAATGCGGTTGATAAACTCACCCGCCCATTCAAAAGCGCGCAGGCCAGCACAAAAAAGCTGGCTGCTGCGCTGAAATCCAGTAAAGACACGCTTAAATCGCTGAATGAGCAGGCCGGAAAAATAGATGGATTCCGCAAAGCGCGTTCACAGCTTTCCCTGGCTGAAAAGGATCTTTCAGCCGCAAAACAAAAAGCCGCAGCGTTAGCGATTCCGCACGCCGCGAATACGCGTGAAATGGCTCAGCAGATCAGGCAATTTGCACAGGCTAAAGCCCGCGTTAAGGCGCTGCAGAGCACATATGATGGCCTGCGTCAGTCCGTTCACCTCCAGCGTAAGTCGCTTAAAGAAGCCGGCATCGACACGAAAAACCTAAGCAGTGAACAGAGGAAGCTGCGTAAAAGCGCGGACCAAACCAGACAAGCGCTGGACAAGCAACAAAAATCGCTGAAACGGTTGGGGGAGCAGCAGGCGCGCATGAATGCCGCGCGCGCTGACTATTCCCGCCGTCTTGAAGTTCGGGATCGTATTGCCGGCGCTGGCGCCACCACCACCGCAGCGGGAATGGCAATGGGCGCGCCGGTCATGGCGGCAGTGAAAAGCTATGCCAGCATGGAAGATGCGATGAAAGGCGTGGCAAAGCAGGTTAATGGCCTGCGTGATGATAACGGCAACCGCACGGCCCGGTTCTATGAAATGCAGGACGCCATCAAAGCTGCCAGCGAACAGTTACCCATGCAAAACGGTGCGGTGGATTTTGCCGCACTTGTCGAGGGTGGCGCCCGCATGAACGTGGCGAATCCCAGTGATTCATGGGCCGATCAAAAACGCGATTTATTAGTCTTTGCTGCCACGGCTGCCAAAGCCTCCACGGCGTTTGAGCTTCCGGCGGACGAGCTTTCCGAAAGCCTCGGAAAAATTGCCCAGCTTTATAAAGTACCGACCCGCAACATTGAGCAATTGGGTGATGCGCTGAACTACCTGGACGACAACGCCATGTCAAAAGGGGCGGACATTATCGATGTTCTGCAGCGCATGGGCGGCGTGGCGGACCGTCTGGACTACCGCAAAGCCGCTGCGCTTGGTTCGACATTTTTAACGCTGGGTGCTGCGCCGGAAGTGGCAGCCAGTGCCGCTAACGCAATGGTGCGTGAGTTGTCGATTGCGACCATGCAAAGCGACCGGTTCATGGATGGCATGGATCTGCTGAAAATGAAGCCGGAAGTGCTGGAAAAGCAGATGACAAAGGATGCCATCGGCACTATTCAGCGCGTTCTGGCAAAGGTTAATAAGCTGCCGGTGGATAAACGCCTCTCAGTTATGACCATGCTTTTCGGCAAAGAGTATGGCGATGACGCCGCGAAGCTGGCAAACAACCTGCCGGAGCTGCAACGCCAGCTCCTGCTCACGTCCGGTAATGCTGCCAATGGCTCTATGCAAAAAGAGTCCAGTATCAATAAAGATTCGCTGTCCGCGCAGTGGCTGCTGGTTAAGACCGGGGCGGAGAACGCCTTTAGCAGTCTCGGTGAAACCCTGCGCGAGCCGCTGATGGCAATCATGGGCACCGTGAAGCAAGTCACCGGCGCATTTCGCCGCTGGATCGAAGAACACCCGAAGCTCGCCGGGGCGCTCCTGAAAGGTGTGGCTGCGCTGGCGTCGATTGCGGTTGTGCTGGGGACGGTGATGCTGGCGGTATCCGCTGTGCTTGGCCCTCTGGCACTGATGCGCCTGCAATTCTCCATCCTGGGCATAAAAGGCGGCGGTGCGTTTGGTCTTATCACCAAAGCTCTTGGCAGCGTGGGTAAGGGGATTGTGTGGCTGGGCCGCCTGATGTTCGCCAATCCGATCCTCGCGGTGATTGGGCTGATTGCCATGGCGGCTATTTACATCTGGCAGAACTGGGACACGCTGGGGCCGAAATTCAAAGCCATGTGGGATGCCGTTTGCGCTGCCACCACGGCGGCGTGGGAATGGATTAAACAGACCGCCAGCAACGCATGGGAGGGTATCAAATCCCTGTTTTTCAATTACACCCTGCCGGGCCTGATTGCCAAAAACTGGGAGGCCATCAAGAGTGGAGTGTCGCAGGCGTGGGCCAGTGTTAAACAGACCATTGCAGAAAAATGGGCTGCGATTCTGGCTGACGTTGCCGCATTGCCGGCGAAATTCCAGCAGATGGGCAGCGCCATCATTGACAGCATTCTGAACGGCATCAATGCGAAATGGGACGCGTTGAAAAACAAACTCGCTTCCGTCACGGATTACCTGCCGGACTGGATGACCGGCAATAATAGCGCAGCGGGCAAAACGCAGGTGCGGGTAGTTGGCGGCGCGGCAGTCGCTGCGGTTCCGTTTGCCGGCATGTATGACAGCGGCGGTGTCATTCCGCGCGGTCAGTTTGGCATTGTTGGCGAGAATGGCCCGGAAATTGTTAACGGCCCGGCACAAGTGACCAGCCGCAGGCGCACGGCGGCGCTCGCTTCGGTGGTTGCCGGCATGATGGGGGCTGCAGCCGCACCGGCAGAAGCCGTGCCGCTCCATCCGATGAGCCTGCCCGCAGCAGCATACCGTGCGCCGTCTGAGCCGACGACCCGCCAGTCGCCTGTGATGCATTTTGAAACCCATGCGCCGATCACCATCTATGCGCAGCCGGGGCAGAATCCGCAGGATATTGCCCGCGAAGTGGCAAGGCAACTGGATGAACGGGAACGTCGCATCCGGGCGAAAGCACGCAGCAACTTCAGTGACCAGGGGGGATATGATTCATGATGATGGTGCTGGGGTTATACGTTTTTATGCTGCGTACCGTGTCCTATCAGGAATTGCAGTATCAGCGCAACTGGCGGCACGCGACCAACAGCCGGGTGAACCGCCGCCCGTCGACACAATTTCTTGGCCCGGATAATGACTCCCTGACGCTTTCAGGTGTCCTGCTCCCTGAAATCACCGGCGGCAGGCTGTCATTGCTGGCGCTGGAGCAAATGGCAGAACGGGGTAAAGCATGGCCTTTAATTGAGGGCAGCGGCACTATTTACGGCATGTTTGTGATCGAGAACCTGAGCCAGACCAAAACAGAGTTTTTCGCCGGCGGTGAAGCGCGCCGGATTGAGTTTTCCCTGACACTGAAACGCGTTGATGAATCGCTGACCGACATGTTTGGTAACCTGGGCGATCAGCTTCGTAATCTGCAGGACACCGCCGCATCGACGATTGGCGATATCAAAAACACGGTGGGAGGATTACTGCCGTGAATTATGACCCTCATAGCAAAACGCCGGCTTTCAGCATCACCATTGCCGGCAAAGACGTGACGGAATTGCTTGATGCGCGCCTGATGAGCCTGACGCTGACAGATAACCGGGGCTTTGAAGCGGACCAGCTTGATCTCGAACTGGATGATGCCGACGGGCAAATTGTCCTGCCGCGACGCGGAGCGGTTATTAATCTGTCGCTGGGATGGAAAGGGCGGCCGCTTTTCCCCAAAGGGGCATTCACCGTGGATGAGATTGAACATACCGGCGCACCGGACAAGCTGACCATCCGCGCCCGCAGTGCCGATTTCCGCGAAACGCTGAACATCCGCCGGGAAAAATCATGGCACCAGACAACCGTGGGGGCGGTGGTAAACGAAATTGCTGCCCGGCATAACCTCAACATGGCGCTGGGTAAAGACCTGGCGGACAAAGTACTGGATCACCTCGACCAGACCAATGAAAGCGATGGCAGTTTCCTGATGCGGCTGGCGCGCCAGTTTGGGGCGATAGCGTCCGTAAAAAATGGCAACCTGCTTTTTATCCGCCAGGGGCAGGGAAGAAACGCCAGCGGTAAACCGCTGCCGGTTATCACTATAACGCGGCAGGCCGGTGACGGTCATCGGTTTACCCTGGCCGATCGCGGCGCGTATACCGGCGTGATCGCCAGTTGGCTGCATACCCGCGAACCGAAGAAGAAAGAGACAACCAAAGTTAAGCGCCGGCGAAAGAAAACCGCTGCGGCAAAAGAGCCGGAAGCAAAGCAGGGGGAATATTTAGTGGGTACGGATGAAAACGTGCTGGTTCTAAGCCGTACCTATGCCAACCGCAGCAATGCGGAGCGTGCCGCAAAAATGCAGTGGGAACGTCTGCAGCGTGGGGTGGCGTCATTCTCCATGCAGCTTGCAGAAGGACGGGCAGATCTCTACACCGAAATGCCGGTAAAGGTGAGCGGCTTTAAGCCGCCAATTGATGATGCAGAGTGGACCATCACCACGCTGACGCACTCCGTCAGCCCGGACAGTGGATTTACGACCAGTCTGGATCTCGAAGTGAAAATAGATGAGTTCGAAATTGAATGATTAGTTCCATATTGAGAACAATAAGGTATCATTATTGCGAACTGGTTAAGAATGAGGGCTGAAAATAATGATGAATTGTCCACTATGCGGGCAGGCCGCGCATACCCGCAGTAGCTTTCAGGTTTCCAGTGAAACCAAGGAACGATACAACCAGTGCACCAATATTGAATGCGGGCATACTTTCGTCACGCATGAAACCTATGTTCGCTCTGTGTGCCGACCGCAGAAAATCAGCGCGGCTCCGCCTCATCCAAAAGGAACGCAGGGGCAATTAGCTTATTGATTCTGACCCGCCGCTGGCGGGTTTTTTATTGCTTGAAGCTGTCATATTCAAACGCTGTCGGATTGTATTTTAGGCATATACTCTCAAATAAGAATTATCTTAAACAGCAAAGACTGAGGCTGGTCACTACAATTTTTTTTGATTAATCTTTCCCGATGCATATTACGTGAGATGGATTTTATGGATGCAAAAATGATAGCGAAGGGCATTCTCGATGGCCTGGCTTCAATACCAGAGAGTGCTTATTTATCAGGAGTGAGAACGTGGGATTCACTGGGCGTTATAGACCGCAAGACCAGAGCCCGCAATGAAATTGAAAACGAGCGTTTTTTTCTTGTGCTCAAAAGTATGGCAACAAACGAATCACCGCTCAGACAACTTGTGTCCACTGTAATAACTGATTTTTATAAGAAGTTGGACGAAAAAGGCAAACAGGCCATTAATGAAAAGTTGCATTATGCTGATGCGAAATTGGGTAGTCGGGTAGGTGCTCAGGCTTTTATAACCCAGAAGATCGCAGAAATGATAATCCACCGTGTGCGCATGAAAAAAATCACACAGCGTCTGGTGCGTGTCGGTTCCGCTTTTACTTTCAATATTATTATGATTCAGGGGCTGATTGAGGAATCAGCAAGAGCATCGCGGCGGATGCAGTCCAGTTATCCAGAGACATATTACAAAGTATCTCCCATGAATCTGGATATGGTTTATTTTCTCGCTGAAAAAGAACTGGAACCTTATCTGATGTATATCCACAGTCACCCGATTCAGTGCAAAGGAATTGAGAATGAAATCTGCAAAATCCTCTCCCGCTAAGTTTTGCAAATTCATCGGGCTTCAATCTGCCAGTCTGGTTGAAGGGGTTTCGACCTGCATTTGTTCCTTTGCTGCTTTCGGTAGCCTGTTTGTTTTGGATGGCTGGTTTAAGTTGGCTGGATTTATAGGGTTCTTTATCCTGGCCTATCTGATCGCGTGGTTAATGGATGTTCTGAAAGGCGATGCGTAAAAGCATTTAGGCACAGAGGCGACACACAAACCAAAGGGGTTGAGTATTGACCCTGACCCGAAATCCTGTGCCATCCAGAAACAGAATGCCGGCATAATCTACACTCCCTGAACGGAGGTGGTGCCGTTGAAAAGCCTCCCGAACCGAACACTCACAGTCACCCCATGCAGTGTAAAGGGATACAGGATGAAATCTGCAAAATCCTCGCAAAATAGCGTTTCTGAAAAAATATGGGTGCATGCGGTCAACATGTTCGATGCTCTGGGGACGGGGATCTTGTCTATCGCGGCTTTTGCTTGCCTTATTGTCCTTGATGGCTGGGTTCTTAAGTTGGGCGGGTTTTTAGGCTGCTTTGCATTAATTTGCCTTGTTATCTTTCTGTCGGACAAACTTAAAGGCAAGGGTAAGTAATTTTACTGTGTCGCCACTTTGTCGCCTTTACTAAATTTCCACGACTGAAAGTGCTTGATTACAAAGACAATAAAATCAAGGCAACAAAAAACCCATCAACCTTGAACCTAAGCGGCGGGGTTGATGGGCTCCACAAAATGGGGACATCAAAGAAAAGCAGTGGCACTAGTTATGACTGACGCCCCACAAAAAAGTTCTGCGCATAACTGAAATATTTCTCAGCTTCAGACTTATCCGAGACCCGGCCAGATAATGATGATCAATGTCCCCGCAAGCGTCAGTAGAACGTTAGCGATGGCGTAGGTTCCCGCATAGCCCAGCGCCGGGATATTGCTGCGCGCTGTATCGCTGATGATCTCCATTGCCGGGGCGCAGGTGCGTGCGCCCATCATCGCGCCGAACAGCAAAGCACGGTTCATTTTCAGCACATACGCGCCAAACAGAAAACAAATTAACACCGGCACCAGGCTGACAATAAGCCCGGCAATCAGCATCTGACCGCCCACTGCGCCAAGACCGTTGCCGATGCCGCTACCGGCGCTTAAGCCCACGCCCGCCATAAATACCATCAGGCCAAATTCTTTCACCATCATCAGCGCGCCCTGCGGGATGTAGCCGAAAGTCGGGTGGTTGGCACGCAGGAAGCCAAGCATGATCCCGGCGAACAACAGGCCGGCAGCGTTACCCACGCCGAAGCTGAAAGAGCTGAACTGGAAGGTGATCATGCCGATCATCAGGCCAACAATAAAAAACGCGCAGAAGGCGAGCAGGTCGGTGACCTGGCTGTGAATAGAGATAAAGCCGATGCGGTCAGCAATGGTTTTTACACGACGCGCGTCACCGCTGACCTGCAAAACGTCGCCTTTGTTGAGCACAATATTGTCGTCAATCGGCATCTCGATCTGGCTGCGGATCACGCGGTTAAGAAAGCAACCATGATCGGTCAGCTTGAGCTGCGCCAGACGGCGGCCCACAACGTTGTGGTTTTTGACCACTACTTCTTCGGTGACGATACGCATGTCGAGCAGATCGCGATCGAACACCTCTTTGCCGTTGCGAAAACTCGGGTCAAGGCGCGCGTGGGCATCCGGGTAGCCGACCAGCGAAATCTCGTCACCCATTTGCAGCACGGCATCACCGTCGGGGCTGGCGAGAATGCCGTTGCGACGAATGCGTTCAATATAACACCCGGTCTGGCGGTAGATCCCGAGCTCGCGCAGGTTTTTACCGTCGGCCCATGCCACCAGCTCCGGCCCCACGCGGTAGGCGCGGATCACCGGCAGGTAAACTTTACGGTGCGCATCGGTATCCAGACCGCGTTCACGGGCGATCTGCTGGGCGCTGGTTTGCAGATCCTGGTGCTGCAATTTCGGTAAATAACGTGCGCCGAAAATCAGGCTCACCAGACCAATCAGGTACGTCAGGGCATAACCGAGGCTCAGGTTATCCAGCGCGCTGGAGAGTTGTCCACTCTCCATACCTGAATGGCGCAGCGTGTCGCCCGCACCCACCAGAACAGGTGTGGAGGTCATTGAACCCGCCAGCATACCCGCCGTCAGGCCAATATCCCAACCGAACAGTTTGCCAAGGCCTAACGCAATTAACAGCGCGCTGCCAACTAATACCAACGCCAGCATGAGGTAATTCTTGCCGTCGCGAAAAAAAATAGAGAAAAAGTTTGGCCCAGCTTCAACTCCGACACAAAAAATAAACAGCATAAAGCCAAGGTTAAGTGCGTCCGTGTTAATGCTGAAATGTTGCTGGCCTAATAATAATGAAACCACTAAAACGCCAATGGAATTACCGAGTTGAACAGAACCCAGTCGTAATTTACCGAGACAAAGTCCGAGTGCCAGAACGACAAACAATAACAGTATGTAATTCCCGTTTAACAAATCTGCGACGTTTATATTCAC